CGATGCTAATCTGATGAATGTATCCATGGACGATCTCATGAACATGCCGAAAGACATGTATGAGAAGCGCATGGGTAAACTCAAGGAAAAGGTCAAGGGCAAGTTGATCATTAAGGAATATCCTACTGCCTCTGCCAACCCTGCTCACTTCCGCGCATTGCTGAATGACTTGGCTTTGAAGAAGAACTTTAAGCCAGACATTATCTTCGTTGACTATCTAAATATCTGTGCGTCTGCAAGAATTAAAGCTGGCGCGAATGTAAACAGTTATACTTACATCAAGGCAATCGCTGAAGAACTGCGTGGTCTTGCAGTAGAAAATAATGTTCCGATTGTCTCTGCTACTCAGACGACTCGATCTGGATTCAGTAACTCAGATCCTGGACTTGAAGATACTTCTGAATCGTTTGGTTTGCCAGCCACTGCTGACTTCATGTTTGCGTTGGTGAGCACTGAAGAACTACAGCAATTGAATCAACTGCTTGTGAAACAGTTGAAGAATCGCTATAACGATCCTAACCTCCACAAGCGATTTACTATTGGAGTTGATAGAGCCAAGATGAAACTGTATGACCTTGAGCAGAAAGCCCAAGATGCTGTGATGCAGGAAACTGAGCAGAAACCGAAATTTGGTTCTAAGAATGACAAATTCAAGAATCTAAAGGTATGAAGTTAGATAAGATAGAAAAGAAAGTAAACAAACTCATCCCGTCATGGGTGGGTCAAAAACATATTCCTTCTATCATTCGGCAATTGAACAACACCTTCTCGAAGTCTATAATCTACTTTTCTTCCGAAAGGTATACAGATAAATTCTACAAAGACCACTCGGTGATAGTTTCTGGGCAGTACTGTCCTAGGATTCTGTCTGCGATTCCCGAGAACATTCAGATAATCTTGGCATTTCCGAAAGAATCTAAGAAAGCAATCATAAGCACAAAGTGCGCTAATAATCTTGCGATTAAAATTATTCGTGCAATACACCATGAGTATCGCCACAAGCATCAACAGCGTGGGCGCGGGTATGTGTACACGAAGCAGTACAATACAAAGAAAGGCGAGAAAGACAGATTACGATTACACTATTATGGTAATCCTGATGAGATTGATGCCCATGCTTATGAAACCCAGGCTGAGAAACTAGATATAAATAGATTACGGATTGCTCACAGAATAGACTGGCGTGAGTCGGAAGCAGTGTTCATGTATCGTAAACACTTCCGTAAAAGAGATCCTAAGATCTGGCAAAGGTTTTTGAAAAAGGTTTATAAGAACAATGGCAGCCACAATAGCAAAAAAAGCATTGACACCAACAGGACTAGGATTTAATAGCGTTTCTCAGTACACAGCGCAGAAAATGTACAGTGACGCTACACAAAAAATACAAAAGTTAAAAGTAACACCAGCAGTCAAAGAGGCATGCCTTAATATCCTTAATTTTTCTATGAAGGGAAAAGAATCTTTTCCTAAAATGTTTAAAGGAGTTTCTACAGAAGATATTGGAATTATTACTAGCGACTTCGGCGAAATTTCTGGATCAATTTATTTGATGAAGAAATTTCCACAAAAATACAAAGCAGTTCGATTCCCATCAGCAAATGAAAAATTGATAGATTTTATCTTGGTTGCACCAGATGGATCCGAAGAAAAGTTTTCATCAAAGGCTGGGCAAGGTGGTAAACCGTCGATTACTTCAGTTATGCCGATTATCGAACAAAAAATGAAAGGCGGCAAACTTAATAGCAGATTTAAAAAAGCCGCAAAAGTTTTATCAATTTTATCTTCTGACGAAAAAGATGCGTTATATTGGGGACCATTAAAGGCTGCGCAATTTCTAGATACACCAGGATATGATGGTTTGATGAAAACATTAAAAAAATTGAAAGTCGGTGGTGTTGATGTTGCTAAACCACCAGTTTCAATGCAACTAGATGAGGCAGTTGGTAACGCTGGCTCATTTAAAAATTGTATGGTGCAATTTAAAGATTTTTTTGCTGCGTCAAAATATACTGAAATAAATTTAGAAGTCACGAAACGATTGATTGAGAACCCAAGACCTGGTAAAGAAAAGAGATGGGGAATATTACACTATCCTATAACAGCAGAATTGATTAGATGGCTAAACGACGATAAGAATAATGCTAAAGAATTACTCACCATGGCAGCGAAAGAGTTATCGGTGACGCAGATATATATGGATGTATATGCGAATGAAGTGAAGTATACAGTTAAGGAATTTAAAGAGGCAACTTTTAAATTTGGTTCACCGAGTAGTGCACCTAGACCGACAAATAATAGAATCGGTTTTACTATGAAAAAATGAGGCTTTATGACTACATTTGTAACTGGTGGTTTGGGATTTATTGGTTCTAACTTTGTTATCTCTCATCTGAAGCGATATCCTTCAGACGAGATTATTGTGCTGGATAATTTTTCTTATTCAGCAGACATCAATAACCTCAAGGATGTCATCTCCGATTGGAGACTGACCATCAAAAATGTCGACATCTGCGACATGGAAAAACTTGAGGAAATGTATGCAACTTTCACTCCTGAGGTGACCTTCCATTTTGCGGCTGAGTCTCATGTTGATAATTCTATTAACAGTGACGATGCCTTTCTTAGCACCAATATTAACGGCACTCATAACATCCTGAAGTGCATCAAGAAATATGGAGGCAAGTTAGTCCATGTTTCTACTGATGAGGTCTTTGGTTCTTTATCTCATGACGATCCTCCGTTTAATGAGAACACACCATACGATCCTCGCAATCCATACTCGGCGACCAAAGCAGCCAGCGACCATCTAGTTCGCGCTTATGTGAACACGCACAAGATTGATGCAGTTGTTACCAATTGTTCTAACAACTATGGTCCTCGGCAGAATCAGGAAAAATTTATTCCGACAGTAATTCGTCATATTCAAAACAACACACCAGTGCCAGTCTATGGTAAAGGTCTGAATATTCGTGACTGGTTGTTTGTTGAAGACCACTGTGATGCACTATTAACTATCGGTGAAAACTTTAAGTCTGGCGAGCGATACAATATCGGCGGGGGATTTGAAGCGACCAATATTGAGATGGTCAGTATGATTTTAGATATTATGGGTAAGAACATGTTGCAGACTTGGATTAATTTTGTGTCTGACCGAAAGGGACATGATTTGCGTTATTCAATGGATTCAGGTAAAATACTCAAAGAGTTAGGGTGGAGAGCCAAGACGCCGATTGCTCTTGGGCTAGAAAAAACTTTGGAGTGGTACTCATGAGAAAAGGAATTATTCTTGCTGGCGGATTAGGTACTCGCCTATATCCATGCACGGCTGTCTTATCAAAGCAGTTATTGCCAGTTTATGATAAACCAATGATCTACTATCCATTGTCGACATTGATGATGGCTGGAATCAGAGATATCATGATCATCACCAGCCCCGAGGATAATGCTCAGTTTCAGCGGCTGCTTGGTGATGGCTCACAGTGGGGATTAATCATCTCTTATGCAGTCCAGCCAGAACCAAAAGGTATCGCTGAATGTTTCCGTATTGCTGAGAAGTGGATTGGTCATCATGATGTTGCGCTAATTCTTGGCGATAATATCTTTTATGGTAACGATCTCATTAACCGATTCAGTTACGCTAATTGGTCGAGTGCTGGCTGCACACTCTTCGCGTATCATGTACATGACCCCGAAAGATTCGGTGTGATTGAGTTCAACGATAACGGCGATCCGATTGATGTGCACGAAAAACCACAATCTCCGCCGAGCAACTATGCGGTGACTGGTCTGTATTTCTACGACAACAAGGTCATTGACTACTCGTATCAGATTAAGCCATCTGCTCGTGGTGAGTTAGAAATTACTGACATCAACAAGATCTACATGCAGAATCATGACTGCAAGGTTGAGATCTTGAACCGTGGTGTTGCGTGGATTGATACTGGAACATTTGAGGCATTATCAGAAGCCTCTGTATTTGTTGGTTCGGTTCAGCGTAGAACTGGAACAATGATTGCATGCCCAGAAGAGATTGCCTACAAGAACGCTTGGGTCACACAAAAACAGGTTGAAGAACAGGCTGATAAGTATGCCAAGTCGGATTATGGTAAGTATTTGTATAGAATTTTACACACGAGGATCTAATTATGCATTTTCTAGTAGTCGGTAGAGGTTGGACAGGTAAAAAGGTATTCAAGGAATTGCTCAGTCGTGGGCATGTGGTGACATTTTGCTCCCACAGAGATGTCTTTGAAACTATTGAAAACAATAAGTTTGATTGGGTCGTGAACTGCGCTGGCAAAACAGGAAGCCCGAATGTTGACGCTTGTGAGTTTGACAAGCAGGGAACTATTGAAGCCAATGCAATTTTCCCAGCATTGCTTGCAGAGGCATGCAGCAAGTCATGGCGCACTCGTCTGGCTCACTTCTCAAGCGGCTGTATCTACTCGGGTGATATCTACGATGTCGATGCTGCGCCGAACTATTTCGGTAGCATCTACTCAGTATCCAAGGGTGTGTCAGATGTCTATCTTGGCGATAAGGCGCAGGTTTATCGTATCCGTATGCCATTTACTGGCGTCAATGAGCCCAAGAACTATCTCACAAAGGTCTATAACTATGCCAAGACTGGTAAGTTAATCGATGCTGGCGAGAACTCTTTGACTGACCTAGACGAAGCAGTGGAAGTTGCCTGCACCCTGATGGAACAAGAGGAGCCAAACGGCTACTTTAATCTTGTCAACAAAGGCTCTGTGAACATGCATGAACTTGCAGAAGTCATGGGTCTCAGCCCCACATGGTTCACTGCAGAAGAGTTTAAGGCTGCTACTGCCGCCGGAAGGTCTACCTGCACGATCCCTGCCCACGAGAACATGTCTAATCTTGAAGGTGCTCTAGTACAAGCAATCGCCAATATGAAGAAATAAAATTACTAAATAGAAGGTAATCCCACAGTGTGGAGAGATAATGTTTGGGTTCAGACAATTTATTCCATTAAACGAGCAAAAGAAACCAGTTCGCGGAATACAACACCTACCCCATCCTGCTGAATCAGCGTTTGCAACTCGTCGTGGTGCAGTTGGTTCGGCTCTCTCCAAGATTCAAGGTGTCATCAGCGGTCGTACTCCGATCACTCGTAAGATCGACGACCGCATGTCCTTCCAAGCCATTCGCACACCAGAAGGCAAGGTCGGTGTAAAGTATAAGGGTGCTGGTGCAGCCTATAACTTCTCTGCCGAGGACATAAAGAAACAGCACAGCGCAAAGCCATATATCGCTGGACCACTCATGAATATCCACAAGCATATTCATAAAGTGCTTCCAAAAGGTGCAGGTGAATATCAGGGTGGTTATCTCAGTTCTCTTGAAGACCGCACCGAAGAAGATGGCAATATCGGTCACAAACCAAATACTATCCGTTACTCTGTAGACAAGAAATCTGCAGAAGGAAAAAAACTTGCAAAGGCTCCATTGAGCATTGCGCTTCACTCACGCATTGCTGCTGATGGCAGCACATCCCCAATCGGTGAAGGCGAGTTGCAAGAACACCCAGATGTCCATCTGATGAGTCATCTCGTTTCTGGTGAAGAAAGAAAACTATCTCCAGACGCAAAAAGAAAAGCGATGGAGCATATTGCTGCAGCCAAGAAACTGTCGCAAAAACATTCTAATAAACACCACGAAGGTCATGAAGAGACTTTATTGCGTTATGCAAACTCAACCGTTGATACTGGTGAGAAGCCAAACGCAAAGGGCTATACCAAGTTCCTAGAAAAGCATCACCAGAAAAGAATCGATTCTGTAAAAACAGAAAAGGCTAAGAATCAAAAAGCAGAAGAGATGCGTGCGGCGATCAATCATGTAAATGATAATCTGGATAAGTTTGATAAAACTTTTGATATTCACCATCATATTCAAAAGGCTGGATACACAATTGCTGATGCCCTATCCAAAACAGCCAGTGGTGGGTATTCTCATAAAATCGATGGAGAAGAAGCCGCTGGTGAAGGATTCGTTTCTGGTGGAATGAAATTCGTTCCTAGAAAATTTACTGAAGCAAACCGCAAGCGTTCAGCAACATTTAAAGCGCAGAAGAGCGTGATATGAGTAAAGCAACATTTACTTTTGGTCGCTTCAATCCTCCGACTGAGGCTGGACACGGAAAACTTGTTTCTGCAGTTCAAGCACATGCAGAAAAGAGCAGCGGTAAGCATTATATTTTCCCGTCGCATTCTCAGGACTCCAAAAAGAACCCATTGAGCCATGGTGATAAAGTTGGTGCATTGAATCGACTATTTCCAACTGCTAATGTTGTTTCTCGAGGTAAAGTACGCACTGCAATTGATGCAATGAAACACCTAGAAAAGCAAGGACACACTCATGTCACTATGGTAGTTGGTTCAGATCGTGTTGATGACTTCCATTCTCTGCTTAATAAATATAGAACTAAAGAATATCCAGGCATCAAAAAAGTTAATGTTGTTTCAGCAGGACAGCGAGATCCAGACGCAGAAGGGGCAGAAGGAATGTCTGCTTCTAAACTTCGCGGATTAGTTGCTGCTGGAAAAAAAGACGAATTCGTTTCACACTATAGCGACAAAAAACTTGGCGCACATATATATGACAAGGTTAAAGAAGCAATGAACGAAAATACAACAACTCCTATTGGCGTTTTCTTGATCGGTGGTCCAGGCAGCGGAAAAGACTATGTTCTTAAGAACATCTTTTCACGCTTCGACCTCGTAGAAGTTCAACTAGACCAGATCCTTAACGGAAAGGCAGCAGAGTTAGTTGAATCTAATCAGAACATTGTTATTAACGGTAGCATGGATGCTGAGAAAATAGAGTTAGTCAAGAATATTCTTGAAGGCTACACATTCGATACAGTGTATGTTTCTGTGTCCAATAAAGTCAGCCGCGCTCGTAACGAGGAAAGACAAGATCCATTACTAGAAAACAAGCGTTTGGAGAAGTGGTATCGTGCTGAGAAACTTGCAGAAGGATTAGATTGTTTTGTATTCAACAATTCAATTAATTTACACGAATCCAGCCAAATGGAACAGATTATGTTTGGCGGTCAAATCGAAAGTTTGCTAGAACGACTTGTTTCTCTTGGTCTGGTTCTATCTGAGAAAAAAGTAGTTCCGAAAGACAAAGCATCAGGTCTACCAAAGAAGTATGTTGCGGGTCTATCAGCATCAACTGCTAAAGCAAGGGCTGCTCATTGGAAAGAAAAAGCAAAACTTTCAGACAGCGATCCTCGTGCGTATGAACCAGCACCTGGTGATGCAACTGCTAAAACAAAACCAAGCAAGTACACACTTAAAGTCCGTAAGATGATGGACGAAGCAGAACTCAAGAAGATTCGCCGAGTTCCTCGTAGCGGCAACATCACTGCTGTCATGAATAAGAGAAAGGAAACGGGTCGTGTTTCTGAAGAAACAATTGACGAAGGCGCATCAGACAAATCGCTCAGCGCAAAGGCAGCAAAGTCTGGCATCTCAGTATCCACGCTCCGTAAGGTATATCGCCGTGGCGTAGCAGCATGGAACTCTGGTCACCGTCCAGGAACGACACCATCACAGTGGGGTCATGCTCGTGTAAATTCATACATCAGTAAAGGTAAAGGCACTTACCATGGCGCAGACAAAGACCTGCGCGAAAATGTTGATGATATGTTTGAGAATGAATTGCTACAGTGCTGCCCAGATATGGATGAGGCTGTAGATGTAACTCCAACTCTTGATACTGCGAACAAGAAAAAGAAGTCACAGATAGTTCCACCTAGAAGTCGCGACGCTGCCCTAGACGGCATGCCTGTTGTTACAACTGGTGCATATGCTCGTGAAGAAACCGAACTAGATGAAGTTAGTTGCGGCTCATCCCGTCCAGCAAAAAAATTAACGGCATTTTTAAAAACACCTCGCAAACTTTCACCATCAGCAAGTTTACAAGAAGCCGTTGAGTATCATCTAGAAAACAAGATCTCGTTTACTGAAAACATTTTCCGTCCAGGCTCAGAGATGTTCTTTGAGATGCTCTCTGAGGCGAAGCGTCTTTATGCTGAAGGCAAGTATACGCCAACTGATGAATATGAATTGGATATGCTCAATTCAGATATCGGCGAGATTGCTGAGTTCGAAGGTCAGACAGTTGTTCTTGACTATCCAATCGAAGAAGGTCTAGAAGAAGCATGCTGGACTGGTTACACACAAAAGGGATTGAAAAAGAAAGGTGACAAGATGGTCCCTAACTGTGTCCCTGTGAACGAAGAAGATAAGACCGACGGCAAGGGTATTGGCAAACCATGGCGCGAAGGCGGTGGTGGTGCTGTCTATGTTCGCAGTGGCGACGGTGGTGTGAAAAAGGTTCGTTTCAGTCAGTCTGGAATGAAGAAGAAGTTTATGGACCCAGCGGCAACTCGCAGTTTTGTTGCTCGCCATCATTGTTTGACCAACAAAGATAAGACTAGCGCATCCTACTGGGCATGTCGTTATCCAAGATTTTTCAGCAATTCAGGTAAAACATGGTGGTAAAAGACAAACCATACGAAGACCAAGAACTAAATAATTGGTCGTTTATAAGAATCTTCAAACACGATGTGTTGAACGAGGAACTGGTTTGGCATCGTGATAAAAATGGCAGATTTATAGAGATTTTGGAAGGTAATGGCTGGGAAATCCAGTTCGATGATAAACTTCCAAATAAGTTACAAAAAGGTGATAGGTTTTTTATTCCTGCTAAAACCTATCATAGAATAAAACGCGGGAATACAGATCTAAAGATAAGGGTCGAGGAACTATAAAATGGCAGTAAAGATTCCAGCACTATTGCACAAGATGTCGCAGTCAGCCCAAAAGGCATGGTACAAGAAAAATAACATGGAAATGCCGTCTACCAGTGTTCAAACTGGAGGCAAATCTGCTGCTGCAGCAAAACGAGTCAAAGTTGCTCCAAGAAAGGCATCAGATGTGAAGCCTGACTCTGTCAGAGCAATTAATGCTGCTCGCCAGGCAGCGTATATGGCAAAGGGTGGTCGTGCGCCAATCGGTGCTGCTGGTTCTGGTGGCTCAAGTGTTATGGCTGGTTCGAACATGTCAACGGCAAAGGGAATTGTTGCTGGAATCAAGGCAGGATTTAATCCAAAGGTTTCTTTAAGCCCGTATGAAGGAATGACTGCTAAAGAAAAGAAAGCAATGAAGAAAGAAGAAGTCGAGCAAGTGGATGAAGGCTCAAAGCGCATGAGTGCAGCCGTCAAATTGCAACGCGCATTTGACAGAGAAAAAGCAGCAAGCGATGCCAGCCGTAAGCGTGGCGAGGAAGTTCTTGCTCAGGCTCGTGCAGAATATGCAAAAAAGCAAGCCGCTAAAACAAACGAAGAAGTCGAGCAGGTTGATGAGGGCGCGAAAGAAGACGCTGCAGAACTACTCGGCGGTCCAGTCAAGGAGAAACCAAAGATGCCACCAGGAAAACAACCAGCGGGTTATCGATATGTTCGCGGTCTTGCTCGCAAGGCAATGAAGGATAGTATGAAGAAAGAGGAAGTCGAGCAGGTTGATGAAGTTAATTATAAAAAGTATCTAAAGGTCAGCCAAGAAAAAAGACCCTTAACGCCGAGTGCCGTTGCTGTCGCTATGAGTGCAGAAAAGGAAGGCAATCCAAATCCAGCCAGAAAACTTCGCAACACCCAGGATGCACGAAAATTTGCCAACAAGCAATTGACTAAACAGGTTGCGAAAACACGCCCAGCACAAAAATTTCCTGTATATGAACCAGGTCGTAAATATGTTGGCGATAGTGTTGAACTTGATGGTCCTGTAATTGATGAAGCAAATTCTCGCAATAGTGCTACCGCGATGCAGCAAGCATTGACTCCAAAGGCGTCTGATGTTAAGGCTGCTGTTGGAACAACTGCTCGCGATAAAGCAACAACGAATAAGTATGCTCGCCGTATCTCAAAACTAACTGGCGGCGACTATTCTAAACAAGATGTCAAAAACAATTTAAAGAGCCTTAAAACAGAGGACACAGAGATGAAGTATATCGAAGAAAAACTAACAGCCGCTGACCCAGCATCAAAGTGGATCAGCGACTTCGTCAAGTCAGACAATCCAAAGTTTGCTGGAAAGAG